TAGAAGCTGAAAAAAATTTAATGGAGAACAAGCCTGTTGAATCTAAAGAAAGCTTTAGTGGATTTGCAGAAAGAAGATCAAGATAATGTACGAACAGACTTTAGTTAAAACCGTTACACCAATAAAGCCTAATGTCATTAAAAAAATGAATAGGTATAAGAAGTGGGAGTATGGTTACAATAAAGAGTACGATGTTGTGGTTATCAGTAAAGACGGAACTATAGGTGAAGTGCTTGAAATACAAAATTTGTGTATAGCATTACCTTCTGTTCCAAAAAAAGTTGTTAATACTGATAATAAATGGGTTGCAGAGGAATATCCTAAAGAACTTAAGAATATTAAAAGTATATTTGATTGGGAAAGTTATCCAGAATCATTTAAACTAAATTGGCATGCATATATTGATAGAGAATTTACTAGACGTGAAGAAGGCCATTGGTTTAATAATAAGAATAAAAACACTTATATTACTGGTACTCATTATATGTACTTGCAGTGGACCAAGATTGATGTTGGGCGACCAGATTATAGAGAAGCAAACAGATTATTCTTTATATTTTGGGAAGCATGCAAGGCAGATAAAAGATGCTATGGAATGTGCTACCTCAAGAATAGACGGTCTGGATTTAGCTTTATGTCATCAGCAGAAACTGTTAACCAAGCTACAATTACATCAGATGCCAGATTTGGAATATTATCTAAGTCCGGTGCAGATGCAAAGAAAATGTTTACAGACAAAGTGGTACCTATATCCGTCAACTACCCGTTCTTTTTCAAACCAATACAAGACGGGATGGACAGGCCAAAGTCAGAGCTTGCATACAGGGTACCAGCATCTAAACTCACTAAAAAATCGATTACAGAAAAAAGTGAAAGACAGGTACTTGAGGGACTTGATACAACAATAGACTGGAAAAACACAGGTGATAACAGTTATGACGGTGAAAAATTAAAGCTGTTAGTACATGATGAATCAGGTAAGTGGGAAAGACCTGACAATATATTGAATAATTGGAGGGTTACAAAAACTACATTGCGACTAGGTAGTAGAATTATTGGTAAATGTATGATGGGGTCGACATCCAATGCGTTAGAAAAAGGAGGAGATAACTTCAAAAAACTTTATCATGACTCAGATGTCACAAAACGAAATCGCAATGGCCAGACTAGCTCGGGATTATATAGTCTGTTCATACCTATGGAATGGAACTACGAAGGATACATTGATGCTCATGGATACCCTGTCTTTGATACTCCAGAACAACCCGTCATTGGAGTTGATGAACAATACATTGATACAGGTGTAATCAACTTTTGGGAAAACGAAGTCGAAGGATTAAAACACGACAGTGATGGTTTAAATGAATACTATCGGCAGTTTCCAAGAACAGAAGAGCATGCATTCCGTGATGAAGCTAAAAATAGTATATTTAATCTAGCTAAAATATACGAGCAAATTGATTTTAATGAAGATGCAATTCGTAGCGGTCTTGTAACAAAGGGATCGTTTAGCTGGGAAAATGGTATTAAAGATTCAAAAGTAATATTTACTCCAAATCCTAACGGAAGGTTTTTAATTTCTTGGGTTCCAGATAAAAATATTCAAAATAATGTAATACTAAAGAATGGTATAAAACATCCCGGAAACGAGCATATTGGTGCATTTGGATGTGACTCATATGATATATCCGGTACAACAGATGGAATTGGGTCTAAAGGAGCACTTCACGGGCTAACTACTTTTAGTATGGAAAATGCTCCACCACATACATTTTTTTTAGAATATGTAGCAAGGCCGCAAACAGCGGAAATTTTTTTTGAAGATGTTTTGATGGCTATTGTATTTTATGGAATGCCCATACTGGCTGAAAATAATAAACCTAGATTGTTGTATCATTTAAGAAGAAGAGGTTATAGAGGGTTTTCAATGAATAGACCTGATAAAGTTTGGAATAAGCTTTCTGTAACAGAAAAAGAAATAGGCGGTATACCCAACACCTCTGAAGATATAAAACAAGCTCACGCTGCGGCTATTGAAACATATATAAATAAATATGTTGGATATACAGACGAAGGCAACAGTGGAAACATATATTTTAATAGAACATTAAATGACTGGGCAAAATTTGATATAAATAAAAGAACAAAGTATGATGCAGCTATTAGTTCGGGGCTTGCTATTATGGCTTGCAATAGACATTTATATCATCCAAAACCTAAATATGAAAAACAAGGTTTAAACATAAAGATTAAAAGATTTAATAATAAAGGAATGCATTCGCAAATAATTAAATAGCATGGCTGAAACAATTTTAAAAAGTTCATTTCCAAGTCAAATAGCAAGCGATACTGAGAAGGCTAGTTTAGAATACGGATTAAAAGTAGCTCGTGCTATTGAACACGAATGGTTTAAAAGAGACTCAGGCGCTACACGGTTTTATTCTAATAGGGATGAATATCATAGACTCAGACTTTATGCTAGAGGCGAGCAGTCTGTAAAAAAATATAAAGATGAATTATCTATTAATGGTGATTTGTCTTATCTTAATTTAGATTGGAAACCTGTACCAATTATTCCTAAGTTTGTAGACATTGTTGTAAATGGTATGTCAGATAGGCTTTATGATATTAAAGCATTTAGCCAAGACCCATCATCTGTTCAAAAAAGAACAAAGTATGTTGAGTCTATTTTAGTTGATATGCAGACTAAAGAGCTAACTGAAAAAATAAAAGCTGACTTTGGTATTGATTTATTTGCAAATGATCCAAGCAAATTACCAGAAACTGAAGAAGAATTATCATTGCATATGCAGCTTGAATATAAGCAAGCAATTGAAATTGCAGAAGAGCAAGCTATTAATACAATATTTAATAATAATAATATTGATCTTACAAGAAAAAGAGTTAATTATGATTTAACTGTTATTGGTATTGGAGCTACAAAAAATGATTTTAATAAGTCTGAAGGCATAAATATTAAATATGTTGATCCAGCCGATTTAGTATATTCTTATACAGACTCCCCTTATTTTGATGATATATATTATGTTGGTGAAGTTAAATCTGTGACTATTAACGAGTTAAAGCAACAATTCCCAAGTTTAACAGATGATGATCTTAAACAATTATCAAAACAAGGCGTTCAAACACCCGCATCTCATAATAGATATATTAATGAAGATAGCGTTTTAGACGCAAATACTATTCAGGTTTTATATTTTAATTATAAAACATATAATAATGAGGTATTTAAAATAAAGAAAACAGCATCCGGTGCTGATAAAGCAATCCCCAAAAGTGATCAATTTAATCCGCCTAAAGACGATAGATCAAGATTTACAAAAGAATCAAGATCTATAGATATAGTTTATGATGGAGCTTTTGTATTAGGAACAAAACATTTACTTAAATGGGAAATTGCTAAAAATATGGTTCGACCTAAAAGTGATACAACAAAAGTAATGATGAATTACAATATTGTAGCGCCTAGAATATATAAAGGAAGAGTTGAATCACTTGTAAGTCGTATTACAGGTTTTGCTGATATGATTCAATTAACTCATCTTAAGTTACAGCAAGTAATGTCAAGAATGATTCCAGATGGGGTTTATTTAGATGCAGACGGTCTTGCAGAAATTGATTTAGGTAATGGCACAAACTACAATCCTCAAGAGGCATTAAATATGTTCTTTCAAACAGGTTCTGTAATTGGTAGATCAATGACCACTGACGGTGATATGAACCCAGGCAGGGTACCAATTACTGAATTAACATCAAATGGTGGTAATAATAAAATAAGTTCATTAATAAATACTTATAACTATTATTTGCAAATGATCCGAGATGTAACAGGATTAAATGAAGCACGCGACGGATCAATGCCTGATAAAAACGCTTTAGTTGGAGTACAAAAATTAGCTGCAGCAAACTCAAATACAGCAACAAGACATATATTACAGTCAAGCCTATATCTTATTGCTAAAACAGCAGAAGCAATTAGCTTGAGAATATCTGATGTATTAGAATACTCACCAACAAGGGATTCATTTATTTCTAGTATTGGTAGATTTAATGTTGGAGCGCTAGAAGATATTAAAAATATGCATTTGCATGACTTCGGTATTTTTATTGAATTATCTCCTGATGAAGAAGAAAAACAAATGCTCGAAAATAATATTCAACAGGCATTAGCTAAAGACCAAATATATCTTGAAGATGCTATTGATGTTAGAGAAATTAAAAATATTAAACTAGCCAATCAATTATTAAAAGTTCGTAGACGTAAAAAGCTAGATCAGGATCAACGAATACAACAGTCTAATATTCAAGCACAAGCAAATGCAAACTCCCAAAGTACGCAAGTAGCTGCCCAAATGGAAATTCAAAAGAATGAAGCTATAACAAACCAAAAGGCTCAGCTAATTCAAATTGAAAATGATCTTGAAATGCAAAAAATGCAGCAAGAAAAAGAACTTAAGAAAGAACTTATGAAATATGAGTTTGATCTTAATATGGCTATCAAAAATAAAGATAGTGAAATGCTTACAGAAAAAGAAGCATATAAAGAAGATCGTAAAGACGAAAGAACTCGTATACAAGCTTCTCAACAGTCTAAGCTTATTGAACAACGCAAAGACAGAAAAGGTGAACAAGAATTTGAATCTGCTGGTAATGATACTATGGGTAGTGGATTTAATTTAGAAATGTTTGAACCAAGGTAATACCCAATTTTTTTTTAATTTTATAATATTTTATCATGGCTGAAGAAACTAATCAAGTCGAAGAAACTGTACAAGAAAATGTACAAGAAAATGTACAAGAAACTGTACAAGAAACAATTGAACAACAAGCAAAAAAACAAAAAGAAGCGGCTAACACCGCGGTTATTGAAACAAAAGATGATGATACTAATATCACAACTGATGATGATGGTACAATCAAAATTGATTTAAGAAAACAACCTAAAACAGAAGAAACTAATGCCGTTCAAGAGCAAAGCGCAGATGAGATTTCTGTACGCAACGAATCCGAGACTAGCAGCGAAATACAAAACAAAGACGACAGCGAAGCAGATGAAACAGTTACCGGAGAAAGTAACACCGCTGACGATGAGGTGCCAACAGTCGAACTTGTACAAGATGAAGAAACGGTAGAAAAACAACCAAGCTTAGCGGATAAACTAAAAGATATTCCAAATAAGCTTAAAGAAGAAGCGGAAGATGTAAATAATAATCAAGACACCAATGAGTTACCTGAAAACATCAACAAATTAGTTGAGTTTATGAAAAACACAGGTGGAACGCTTGAAGATTATGTAAATCTTAATAAAAATTACGACGATATGGAAAGCATGGACTTGCTTCGTGAATATTATCGTCAATCTAAACCTCATTTATCAGAAGATGAAATTTCTTTTTTAATAGAAGATACTTTTTCATATGATGAAGAAATTGAAGAGGAAAGAGATATTAAACGCAAAAAATTAGCGTTAAAAGAAAGCATTGCTGAGGCTAAATCAAATCTTACTAGTTTAAAGAATAAATATTACGATGATCTTAGGTTAAGTTCAAAGTTAACTCCAGAACAAAAAGAGGCGGTTGAGTTTTACAATACATATAAACAAGAACAAAGTCAATCAGAGCAAATTGCTCAACAACAGCGATCTGTATTTAATGAAAAAACAAATCAATTGTTTTCCGAAAATTTCAAAGGTTTTGAATATAAAGTAGGTGATAAAAAATATAGATTTAATGTTAAAGACGTTAATAATGTTAAAAATTCCCAAGCAGACATTAATTCATTAGTTAGCAGGTTTGTTAACGACAATAATGAAATGTCAGATATAGCGGGTTATCATAAAGCATTATTTACAGCAATGAATGCTGATTCTATTGCAAATCACTTTTATGAGCAAGGTAGGGCTGATGCGATTAAAAATCAAATGGCTAAATCTAAAAACGTAGATATGAATCCGCGTGGTACTCATGAAGCGGTTACAACTGATTCAGGGTTTAAAATAAGAGCTATAAGTGGTGATGACAGTTCTAAACTACGTATAAAAATTAAACAATAACACTTAAAAATAATTTAAAATGGGATTATTTGCAACTGGTGGATCGTTTCCTGCGGGATTAACGCCTACACCAACTAAAACACTTTTTTCCGGTAACTATCTTACTTTTGATAGCGCTACTGGTGGCGGAACTTTCGCCCAACAGTTTTTACCAGACGTATACGAAAAGGAAGTTGAGCGTTACGGAAATCGCTCTGTTTCTTCTTTCTTACGCATGGTAGGAGCTGAAATTCCTTCTGCTTCAGATCAAGTTATTTGGTCAGAGCAAGGAAGATTACATATTGCTTATGATGCTGCTACTGTTGTTGCATCTACAAGTACTATTACTGAAGTTGGACATGCTGTAAGAGCTGGGCAAACAGTAGTTATTTCTCAAGACCTTACAACTGTAAAAGCTGTTGTGACTAGCGTTCCTGATGCTGATACTATTGTTGTTGCTCCTTACGCTGGTACTGATCTTGCTGGGCTTGGCATTACTGATGGGGCTGTTAAACTATTTGTTTATGGTTCTGAATTTGGTAAAGGAACAAGCGGTATGGTCGGATCTGTAGACGCTGGCTTTGAGCAATTTAGTAATTCACCTATTATCATTAAAGATAAGTATTCTATCTCAGGATCTGATGCTGCTCAAATTGGATGGGTTGAAGTTACTACTGAAAACGGAGCTTCTGGATACTTATGGTACTTAAAATCAGAGCATGAAACAAGACTTCGTTTTGAAGACTATCTTGAAATGTCTGTAGTTGAAGGAGAACTTGCTTCTGCTACTGGGGCTGGATCAGCTGCAAATGCTGGGTATAAAGGTACTGAAGGTCTTTTTGCTGCTATCGAAGGTCGTGGGAATATCTATCAAAACTTTAATTCAGGTGAAGCTACTTTAGCTAACTCTGGAGCTGATAGAACTGCGCTTCAAGACTTTGACGAAATTCTTAAGAATCTTGACAAGCAGGGAGCTATCGAAGAAAACATGCTTTTCTTGAATAGAGCCACCGCGCTTGCTTTTGATGATATGTTAGGAGCTGTAAATGCTCACTATAATGGTGGAACTTCTTATGGAGTATTCAACAACAGTGAAGATATGGCACTTAACTTAGGATTCAGCGGATTTAGAAGAGGTTCTTATGACTTCTACAAAACTGACTGGAAATATTTAAATGATGCTGCTACACGTGGTCTTACTGAAGATATTGATGGTGTACTTGTACCTGCTGGTACTTCAACTGTATACGATCAGCAATTAGGTAAGAACATTAAGCGTCCTTTCTTACACGTACGTTACCGTGCTTCTGAAGCTGACGATCGTAAAATGAAATCTTGGATCACTGGATCTGTAGGTGGAGTTTATACTTCTGAAACTGATGAAATGAACGTTAACTTCTTGTCAGAAAGATGTTTATGTGTTCAAGGTGCTAACAACTTTGTATTATTCAAGTCTGTTGCTCAATCATAATTACTAATGTAAGGATGGGGCGTCTTTAAGGCGCCTCTATCTTTACTTTTTATCAATTTTATTATATTATATTATGTCTAAAAAAACAAAGCAACCTGAAGCTTTAGATGGCTCCTGGGCAATTAAAGATAGAACTTATGTTTTAAAAGGTGATAAATCACCTATAACGTATACGTTAGCTTCAAAGCATCATAGTAGAAACCCTTTAATGTGGTTTGATGATGAACAAGGCTACGCAAGAGAATTAAGATATGCTTCAAATCAAAAGTCTCCTTTTGTTGATGAGCAATCAGGATTTTCAACATTAAAGCACATTGTGTTTAGAAACGGATCATTATTTGTTTCAAAATCTGATCAAGCTTTACAAAAATTATTATCATTATATCATCCTCAAAAAGATAGAACATATTATGAGGTTGATAATGTAGCAGAAGCTACCGATGAACTCGCTGATATAGAAATAGAAATTACAGCCCTTAATTTAGCAAAAGATTTAAATATTGAACATGCTGAAGCCGTGCTAAGAGTGGAACAAGGCTCTTCTGTTTCTAAAATGACAACAGCAGAAATTAAAAGAGATTTATTGTTATTTGCAAAACGTAATCCCGGATTATTTATTGAATTAGTTGAAGACGATAATGTTCAATTAAGAAATTTTGGAATTAAAGCTACCGAAGCAAATATTATTCGTTTATCGCAAGACCAACGATCTTTTCATTGGGCTAGTAACGATAAAAAATTAATGTCAGTACCTTTTGATGAAAATCCATATTCAGCATTAGCTGCTTATTTTAAAACAGACGAAGGAACTGAAATATATAAATCAATAGAAAAGAAACTAAAATAATCATCTTATAGTGGCGGGACCACTTTAGGTGGTCCCTTCATTATAATAAAAAAAATAGTATGGTTAGTGTAGATACGGTATACCAAACAGTATTGGCAATACTTAATAAAGAAAACAGAGGATATATGACCCCACAGGAATTTAATCTTCTAGCTAATCAAGCTCAAAGCGAAATATTTGAGCAATATTTTTATGATTTAAATCAATATAATCGCAGAGGCGAAATAAATAATGAATTTGCAAATATAGTTCAAAATATTAAAGAAAAAATTGATTTATTCAAAGTACAAGAGTTTGATTTAATTTATTTTAATGAATTATATGAATTACCTGCTAATTTATATAGATTAGGTAGCGTACAATATGGTTATACAGAAATAGAACAAGTAAATAGCAAAGAATTTCTTTACGTGCTTAATTCTCCATTAACCGCGCCCTCTGAATCATTCCCTGTATATATAAGAACAAATAACACAATACAAGTGTACCCCGCTAGCATTGTGCAAGAGGTAACTTGTAATTATGTAAAAACACCTACTACTGTAAACTGGACTTATAAAACAGTTAATGGTACCGCCCTGTATAATCCTTCTTCAACTGATCATAATGATTTTGAATTACACCCTTCAGAAGAAGTAACTTTGGTTAATAAAATATTAACTCTTGCTGGCGTTATTATTAAACAGCCTGATATAACCCAAATAGGGGAAGCTAAGGATAATAAAAAAATAACACAAGAAAAATCATAATAAATGGCATTAGCAAAATTACCACCATCGGAACATTACGATATTTCTAGCGATCAAGGTGCATATCAGTTTATAACGTTAAAAGATATTATTAATAATTTTATTGTTTCTCAAATAGGTGATGATAAGATTATTAAAAAAGCAAAACGTGCTGAAGTATTATATCATGCACAGCGCGGAATTGCTGAGCTAAATTATGATACGCTTGGTAATATAAGAACACAAGAGATTGATTTAGGTCCATCTCTTTCAATGCCTATACCTCACGATTATGTTAATTTAGTAGATGTGAGTTTTGTGGATAAGCATGGTATTTTAAGAACTATTGCTAAAAATAAATTAACTGATTTACCTGAAATGATATATCAGGATTTTGATTATAGCTATTTATTTGGAGGAGAGGGGGAGCTATTAACCACAAGCGATTCAATAACAGCTGAAAATTTTAGACAAAGTAATGAGAATCAAGCTTCAGCAAGAGATTCTGTAGATTCATTAGAAGAAGGGTATGGCCATAATATAGACTACGGCAAAAGATATGGCTTAGACACAACCACTGCAACAAAAAATGGCAGTTATATAATAAGTGATAAATTTGGAACAATAAGCTTTTCAAGTGATCTTGCTAATCAAACTATAGTATTAAGGTATATATCGGATGGATTACATTCCGATGAAAATATGCGAATTCATAAGTTTGCTGAAGAAGCTATATATAAAATAATATCCTACGGGGTAATGTCATCTAAATCAAACATTCCTGAATATCAAATTAATAGGGTGAAAAAAGAAAAAAGAGCCGCTATTAGAAACGCTAAAATAAGGTTAGCAAAATTAAGTCCAAGCGAAATCATTCAAGAGTTAAGAGGCAAATCCAAACAAATTAAACACTAATACATGGCTGAATTAAAACATACATTCATAGCCGGAATGATGGATAAAGATCGCGATGAGCGCCTTGTAAAAAATGGTACCTATCGTGATGCTTTAAATATACACATTTCTTCTTCTGAGGGTTCTGACGCTGGTGCGGTTGAAAATTTATTAGGAAATAAACAATTAACTAGTCTAGGGCTTTCTAATGCCCAAACGATTGGGTCAATAGCTTACGGCCTTAAAGATAAAATATACTGGATAGTAACTTCTGATAATATTGATGGCATATATGAATATGATCAAATTCAAAAAACGGTTGTTCCTATAATTATAGATACCAAAAGAAATAGTTCTGAATTAATTAATGGGCTAACAATTCAGTCAAATGAAAATAACGAACTTGTATTAGATAATATTACAGCTAGTCAATTAAAGACAATATGTGGTAATATACCAGATGATACTATAGATGAAGTATTAGTAAATAACAATATTAATTTATCATCACAAGACCCTAAATTAGATATATCAATACCGCAAAATACTATATTAAGAAGAGAAAACAAAAAATATGTTTTTAAAAATATAGAATATAGCGGGCAAGAATATGGAAACATAACAATAAAATTTTCTTTTTCCATAAAAAGTGTATTAAATTTTTCTTCAAAAAATCTAATAACAGGTATCGACATAATTGACGATATGCTGTTTTTTACAGATGATTTGAACCCCCCAAGAAAAATAAATATTTCTAAATTTAAAAAATACACAAATACTCCCTATCCTAACACAAACGGTGTTTTTGAAACGCAGACTTTAGTACAATATATAGAAAAAGATGCTAATGGTAATATTATTAATTTAACTAGAAATTTTTCTGAAAATGATTTATCTGTAGCTAAAAAAGCCCCAACCAAAGCACCTACTTTAGATTTATACAATTCATTAATAAGTGGCGTAACCGAAATAGAAAAAATAATTAGTTTTTATATTGCCTCAAATAATGGCGATAAAGAAATTGGTATTGGAGATAATTTAACTATAACCGGCTTAACTACTTTACCTAATTGGAATGAAGGTGATAACTTAGAATTAAGTTCTTATACCGACGACGGGACAGGGGATTACTTAGAATCAACTGCAATTGTAAAGCAAGTGTTAGATTCAAGCATTGTTATAACTTTAACAAGTAGAAATTATACCCCTGTAAAAAATGTTAATTATAAGGTAACTATATCTTTGGTTGAAAAAGATCCGATACATGAATTATCATTTGTAAGATTTGGTTATAGATGGAAATATTTTGATGGAGAGTACTCTACTATGTCTCCTTTTTCTGAAACAGCTTTCTTACCCAAAAAATATCAATACAACGCTAAGGAAGGATTAAACCTAGGAATGGAAAACGATTTAAGAAAAATTGTTTTAAATGATTTTGACCTAGGAGATGATACTGTAAAAGAAATAGAAATATTATATAAAGAAACTAGAAATCAAAATATATATACATTGAAGTCGTTCAACCGTATTGATTTTGATAATAGTTATGAAATAACAAAAGAAAGAATACATTCTGTGTTACCTAATGATCAATTACTAAGATCATGGGATAATGTACCTAAAAAAGCAAAAGCACAAGCTGTAACCGCTAATAGAATTATTTATGGTAATTATACACAAAATTACGATATATATAACGGCCCTGAATTTGGAATATCATATTTAAAAAGAAGTGCAAATTCAAATAAAAAGACAATAAAGTCTAATAGAACATATCAGCTAGGGGTTGCATATATAGATGAATATAATAGACATTCTCCTGTACTTTCTGATCAATCTGGATCTATAACTATAGCAAAAGATAAAACGAAAGAAACAAAGCAATTTGAAGTAAGGTTAAAAAATAATGCACCTGCTTGGGCTAAATACTTTAAATATTACATTAAAGATAATTCTGGTGAATATTATAATATTGCAGCTGATAGATTTTATTATGATGAAGAAAACGGATTTATGTATGTTTCTTTTTCTTCTAATGAAAGAAATAAAATAAATAAAGACGAATTTGTATTGCTTAAAAAAGAGCATGGTTCAAATATAGCCATTACTGATTCTGATAATAGATACAAAGTAATTGAAATATTCAATGAACCACCAAATTTTGTTGCAGATAAGAAAAAAGTAGTTAGTTCTCTTGATGACGTGCTATTTACTTCTGGCTATAACTTAGATACGTCGGGAGGCACATTAACACAAACTAAAACTGAAAATTGTACACCTGTAACTAATTATTCTAAAATACAAATTAAAAGATCAAATAAAGCAAATGATCCGGATGATGACAATAATTTAGGAGTACCAAATAACTTAGTAAATGAATTAATACCAGGAAGATTTATAAGATTTGATTTTAATGGTAAAGAATCACAACCCTATGAAATAAAATCCGTAGGAGTTAATAGAGAAGATTCTACCGAAATTGAAATTATTATAAAAGATAGTTTTAATGATGATGTAAATATTATTTATGATAGGGATGGCAACGTAGGTAATCCACCTATTCCAGGTCATAGTCATGGATATAGGTTTGGAGTAAGAATAAGTATATTAGAAAAATTTTCGGATTACAAAAATGAAGAATTTGACGGAAGATTTTTTGTTAAATTAAAAGCAAATAATTTATTAAAAAATATATTTGACGGGGACACTGTAGACAATAAGGATTATTCTATATTAGAAAAATTAACATTATTTGGAACACCAACATTTTCTGATAGTAAAAAAGATAGAAGAACAAGACCTCCTAGAAAAATTGATCCAAATCCGCAATACCCATTATTTTTAAGTCATAGTGGTAATGCTTCAAATTATACCTTTAAAGTAGAAGAGTTAAACACAAAGGTTGATGAAAAATATTTAGATTTATTTGTTAATGGAGCTCAATTCTATTTTTCAAATGATCCAGATACTATATATGAAATTGAGAAATCTATTAAAGGCAATACAGTAATTGAAGTTGGAGGAAGAGGAAATAAATTTGAAGAAAAAAATGCTGTAAAAAATAGAGAAGTTTCTGTGTTTGCCACTGATGACCCACTTAGAAAAGCATTAACAATTAGTGAATTAAAATCTGCAATTCCAAAATACGGAGATAAAAATATTTCAGTAGATATATTATTTGTAGAACCAAAAACAAATAAAATAACATTTACAGAAAATCCCGCTATATTTGAAACAGAGCCAAAAGAAAGTAAAACAGATTTAGATATTTATTATGAAACTGAAAAAGCCTATCCGGTTAGTGAACACGGTAATGCTCAAGTTTTAGAATGGTATAATGCATTTTGTTTTGGTAATGGTGTTGAATCAAATAGAATTAGAGATGATTTTAATGCACCTTTTATTGACAATGGAGTTAAAGTTTCGGCTACTATTGCAGAGGAAATAAAAGAAGAACATAAGTTTAATGGTATAATATGGTCTGGTATTATTAACTCAAAAACAGGTATAAATAAATCTAATGAGTTTAATATAGCATTTCCTATAACTAAAGATTTATTACCGTCGTATGGTAGTATACAAAAGTTGCATACATGGGATGACCAAATTGTAATGTTGTGTGAAGACAAAATAGTTAGAGCATATGCAGATAAAGATGTGTTATACAATGCTGATGGAAATACAAATGTTGTATCAAGCAATAAGGTCATAGGCGACGTAATGCCCTATACTGGTGAATACGGTATATCTAAAAATCCAGAAAGTTTTGCTTACTATGGATTTAGATGCTATTTTGCGGACAAAACGAGAGGGGTTGTATTAAGATTATCAAAAGACGGCATTGAGGTTATTAGTAGATATTTAATGTCAAATTTCTTTAAAGAAAGATTTTTTGATGATGGGTGTTACCACGCTGAACCACTAAGTACAAACATAGTGGGATCTTACGATAATTATAATGACTTATATAATATATCATTTGATAACTTAGACACCGTTTGTTTTGATGAAGTGGCTAACGGTTGGGTTACGAGAAAATCTTTTATTCCAGAAAACGGTATATCTTTAAATAATATATATTATACTTATAAAAATGGTGAATTATGGGAACAGGATTCTAAAGATGTTTTATACAATAATTTTTATAATGAGCAATATACCTCTAAAATAGAATTAGAGATTAATGATGATCCTTCTGTAATTAAAAAATATAGAACATTATCTTATGAAGGTACAAAAGGGTGGAAAGCTAATGTTATAACTGATCAACAGAAGTCTTCAACTATAGCTTTTAAAGAAAAAGAAAATAAATATTTTTCTTACATAAAAGGAGAAGAGAAAGATATAGAAAATTTAGATACTAAAAATTTTAATTTTCAAGGCTTAGGCGTTGCAAGTGATATTTCAGGAATTGGTGCAGCATCAAGCACGGAATTAACTTTTGGTATTTTACCAATTGAAACAAATAGTTATTCTTCTAAAATAACAAAAATTACTAATATAGCAGGAACAGCATTAAATAATACTGTTCAAATAACTATTTCGCCTAAAGCAGGTTATACATTAAATGCAAATAGTTTTACTGCTAAAAATATAACTGCAACACAAAGTGGCAATAATATTTTGTTAGATTATACTCACGAAATCCCATTCCAGCCCACAAAAAATAAACACATTGACATTTCTTTGTGTAAAGTAAATTTTGCGTCAAAGAAACTAATAACAGTTTCTGGTTTGTATGCTTTTAAGCCTAATAAATGGCTTAATACAAGTATAGATAATGATAGTTTCACAACAACAGGTCCAGCAAATATTTTAAAAGAAATAGTAACTCGTACAGTAACAGCTAAAAAAGGATTTATAATTGATGTTGATAATATACGATCTAGTAAACCTGATGTTATTTTAGATATTAAAGTAAATAATAAAGAAAAAACAAGTGTAACTATTACTGAAAAAATTACTATGCCAAGTACCGACACTGGTAATTTTAATTATACTATAACTGTAGACGAAATACAGGTACAAGAGCCTAAAAAACAACTATTATTTTCCCAGATTAATACTAACGATGCTATAAATGATATATTAATTAGATCATTAGAAATAACTGCAGATCCTGGTTCTATATTTTCATATAAACTACAAGACACCGGGTCTTTTCAGGAAACGGAATTTGATATAATAGTTAATGATACAGGAAAATATGTTAAAGAAGTTATACTGCCCCCCAACGCTCCTGGCACCTATACAATAACATTAACACCTGGTACAGATACTATAAATGGTCCTGATTTTGAAGATGTTATTATAATACCTTATTCTGCTAAACAAATAAATAAAATATCTTTATTTACTGAATTTAATAATATAACAAGTGCGGCAAGCGAATTCCAAGCGTTTACTAATGACGGTATATTATATAGTTTTTCAAATGAAATTTCTTTACCAACAAATACTTATTTATTAATATCTCAACCAAAATCTAGTGATTTTGTTTATGATAACAAAATTGATGATCCTAGACTTTTAAATTTATCTTTAACTCAATCTACACATTCTCAAGCAACTACAGTAACATTAAACGGCACTATACAGGTTGATAAAGTAAGCACTTCAAACCAAATAGTTTTATTTTTAGATAGTTTTATTAATATTCAAGTTACTTTAGAAATAGATTATATTAATACTATTCTAGGTGGAGGAGCAACAGGAAACTACGCTGTCACTCCTACAATACCTTATGAAATTACAGGTGCTGCTTCAAATATTTCTGTTACAGAAGATTATTATCAATTTACAATTACACCTGATTCAGGTTATGAATTTATAAATAATATAAGTAGCCAAGATTTTATAGTATCTGATTCAACTAGCGATGTTACTTCAACATATGCTGAAAATGGAGTATTAAAGGCTTTAATAGTAAATGATAATTTAGAAATAAGACTTTATCCAAGTAACTTTAAATTACCATCTGCTTCACAAACTATTTATATAAGGCCTAATAAAGTTATAACCCAAACAATAGCTGCAGCAACGGGAAATTATAGTATAACGTATAATCCTCTTGATAATGAAGATAGATTATTTACTAATACTTTAATTCTAGGAACATTAACAGATACATCAAATCAAAATTTCTTATTTCAAAAAACATTTACAATAGATAGAACAGGGTCAGACTTTACAAAAATATTTTCAACCACAGGCCATGTTGTAAATTTATTGGATAATGAATTAAGTTTAGCTTCAGCAGGCACTTACACTGATATAAATGGAAATTCAATAACTGTTACAGATTTTATAGAAATTAATACAGATAAAACTGAATTAACATTAAATATATTAGCAAACATAAGTAGCGTGCCTGATAAAAAATTAGGTAGAATTGATTTTGATTTTGCAACTGAAGAATTATATACTATAATAAAGCTTAAAAAGGGCGGGTGTAGCACTACACAACCAACAATAGATTATAGGTTGTATAACATTAACCCATATGATCCCACACCAAAAATAGGTGCTAAAATAACACAAATACAGTCAAATAAAATTGGAATTACTTCTGGGGAAACTTCATTAGAAAATGAATACAAAATAGATGGTACTGATTTTGTAGTAACATTGAAAAAAGATTTTATTACGTCTATAGATTATATAAAAGATATTCAAAATTGTACCACAAATGTTCCAACAGTAATTACAGCTGATAATATAATTTCTACATATGGAGATGGAACTATTAAAATTGGTGCTGTAGTTAATAATTCACATTCTCAATTAAGATATGAATTAGTATCTGGACCAGGTATTGTTGGATTTACAGAAGGTATATTAAAAAGTAGTATAGGTCAAACGCCACCTGTGGGAGTATATAAAGTGAAAATATTTTCAGACGAAGTATATGTAGCGAGTACTAGAACATTATATCAATATTCTGAAAAAACAATTAATATAACCGTTAAAAAAGCTAATGTATCAATATCAACATTAAAGGTTCAAATGACAGAAGGTGATTCTGATGATCTTAATTTGTATGTAACTACAAATAGCGGTGGAATACTTTCATTTAAGACTACATATAATAATATTATATCATTAAATGGTTCCTCTATTAATGCTATTGGTGATGGAAATGGTACTGTAAGCGTGTCAGTTGCAGAAACATCAAATTATAATGCTGGAGTAGGTGTTATTAATGTTGAGATAGCTAAATTTATAGTTCCTATAATTGATTCAGATGGTGATGGCATTCCAGATGATCAAGATACTTGGCCATTTGTAGGTGATAATGTTACCTGGGATTTTGGAGCTGACTTAATGGGTCTTAGTAATTTTGTTAAAAAATCAAACGGAGAATTAAAGTCAATCAACCAAGGAGGAGGAAAAGGATACTTAGCTGTGTATTCAAGGAATAGATTTAACTATGACAAAAGCCAGCTAACCTGGAGGGCCTACGTTGATATTGACAGTGATGATCTTGTTGATTATGGAAGATTTGTTAGATTAAATAAAACAACAGGTATAGTATCAGATGATCACGACGACAATACGGCTATTTTAACCGGTGGTGATGCTGTAAAATTTGACGTAAGGGGATGGGGTAATCCTGACTCATCAAAAAGGGAAGCTACACCTTATGTGGATATATATTATAAAGGAAAATTAGTTGCGTCCCATATTGCTGATGGCAAGGTGAGGCAAACATCAAATACTAATTCTTCATCTACTGTTTCTTCTTCTCCAGCACCTACAACTGTTACCGCGCCTCAAGCCGCTTTAACATCAGCAAGTTCTTCAGCTGCACCCCCTATATATATAGATTTTACAGCGAGCAGTTCTAAAAGTTCAAAAGCATTAGCAGAAGTAGTCCCGCTTTCAAATATAAATGTAGATTATTGGCACAACGGTAGTTCACCTACACCTGCGATAGGTAATAAAATATTTACAACAAGAAGTGGCAAATCATTAGCTAAATCAGGTTATTATAGAATAAGTGCTACAAAAGGAATGGTGCTAAATTCTAGAGGTACCGTGTTGCAAATATTTGATATTACAGCACAAACAATTTCATCAACTACCCCAGCGAGCAATGTGTATAGCATAGACTGTAGTACAGTTCAATTTAATGTTGGGGTACAGGAGTACGCTGTAAACACATGGGATATTAATGCTACTTTATTAGGAACTTCAGCCAATGATGTTGAGGTTATTGATTCAAAAGTTGTATCATTCTTTTTAAATGCATCTGCAAATAAAACAATATGGACTAAAACAACATTTAGAGTAATAAATAGCAGTGCCCCTAATTATGATACAATATTTACTTGCAAAAAATTTGCGACTTCAACTCCTTCACTTTCTAATTTAAGTCAAGCCGATGCTAATAGATATGAAACTGAAATGAGTAATA